ATCCATGTCAACAACATCATCCTCGCCGTCAACATACTTCTCTGCATCTCTGCTTGATAATGCTCTGTTGTAATTTTCTAAATATTTCCTAAAAGTTTTTGATCTTAGTCTTCTTAATTCGATGTTGAGGTATTCTAATATTGCTTCCAGTTGTTGCAATTGACTGAATCTTTCTTCTACTATTCCTGGTAATGATGCACTTGCTCTTTCTAGATTACCGTATATTTTGCACTGCTTCTTTGCTTCTAGTAGTTCCTTGTCAAAATACGCAACACAGTTAGGTATCTTATCGAGATTTCTACTTACTTCGTTGTACCAATTAATCATCATCACCATATCCGTCCGACTCATCGTCCTCTTCGAATACAGTATTAATTGCTTCTTCTAATTTAGGATCGTATTCTGCAGACGCTTTTATCTCATCATGTTCTACACCAATATCTTCTAGGCTCTTAATAAAGTCAATTGCCATGTCCAGTTTTTGTCTTTCTGGCACATAGTGGATTATCGAATTCCATAAACGTTCGATATCTTCATGTGTAAAATCTATCATTACTCTTCGTTCTCTTCCGTTGTTTCTGCAGGCATCTCTTCTTTAAACTCTGCCATTATCATATCTAATTTATCACCTACCCATGCCTTTCTGAATTCGATGTGTTCTTTACCCGCTTTATCGATATATTTCAGTCTGTTTCCTGTCTGAACTAGTAGGCCTTTTTTCTCAAAAAGATCAACTAATCCACTGTATGGATTCATTCCTGTTTCATATGGGATCTTAACCTGTACACCTTCGAACGGTTTAGCATATCTGGTTTTCATAACTTTACAAGCGGCTCTAATACCTCTTACATCAGTTACTTTGTTTCCTGCTTCGTCCTCTTTAAGTTTAAGTTTCTTCATTGCAACCACAATACTAGAGGCATAGATAAATCCTTGTCCACCTGATATCTTGTCATCTGGGTCAAACATATCTTGTGATGCATATGTGTGGTTCGTTGCTATAAGTCCTACGTTCCATGATCCGAACATGTTAACACAGTTCCTTACTAGTGCCGTAAGTGCCTTGGGTTTTCTACCTAGGTCGCCTTTCATGTCACCTGCTTCAAACTGATTTACGTCAGTTGGTGTAAGCATCATACCTAAACTGTCTATTACAAATAGGACTTTAGGTGCACCTTCTTTGTTGTCTGCGTGTTGCTCTTTGTAACCTTTCATAAACTCTGAAACAGTTTTTGCCACATCGTCGACCATTGACATGCTTAATTTTAAAAGTTTGTCTTCTGATGTGTCCACTTTTAATGCTTGTAGCCATTTCTCATCTAGTGCATTCTCTGTGTCGATCAGTATGACAAAGATGCCCTGGTCTTGTGCATTCTTTATAATGTTTCCTGATGCTATGTAACTCTTACCTGCTCCTGATTCACCTGCAAGTACTGTTACCTTGCCTAGTGGGATACCTCTGTTGAAGTCACTGGTCATCAAATAGTTTAATGCATAGTTTCCTGTTGATATCCAATCTGTTGGATCACTGAATCCTATGCCCAGTCCTTGAATAGACTTTGTAATACTTTTTCTAAACTTTGTTGCGTCAAATACTTTTGTCATAATTTTTGTCCTTTGTGTAATCTATTTTAGCATACCAAGGCCCTAACGTCAATATCAGGGCCTTGGTAAAATGTCAGATTATTTTGCTTGTCTTGATCTAATTAACTTCAAGATGTCTTCTGCTCTCTTGGCACTGTCGCCTGCTGGAGCCGGAGCCGCCTCAGGTTGTGGTGCTGGTGCTGTTTCAGTTACAGGAGCCGCCGCCGGAGCCGCCTCTGTTACTGGTGTTGCCGCCGGAGCCGATGCTGTTGGTACTGCAACCTGTGGTTTACCTTGGTAAGCCACGCCTGCTGGTCTGAAGTACTGTCCATACTGCTCAAGATCATAAGCCTCACCTTCCACAGATTTTTCAAATAATTCTTTGATTATTTTTACTTCTGCTTCAGTTGGTTCTTTTGGTCTGAAGTCACCTAGGTTGTGTAAACCGTGTGTATCGATTGCGGCTCTCTCTGCCTCATCTAATGCACGTTCTCTTCTTGACCATTTTGATGTTGAGTAGTCAGCGTATCCACCTTTAGTTGTTTTAGTAATTCTAAAGTCAACACCTTTAACTAGATCAGTAGGCATTTCTTCCATCTCTGGATCCATTAATGCACTTCTAATGATGTTAAAGATCTGAGGTCCAATTATAAATCTCCTTACTGGATTCTCAGGAGTTGAGTCTTCCGCTAGCGGGTTTGTAGTTACAAAACCTTGGAAAATATAACTTTTCTTTTTCCAATATTTTCTGCCCATGTCTTCCATGCTCTTGTCTTTGAACCATGGTCTAACTTCTGTCAGTACTGGGCAAGTTTTGCCATACATCTCCATGCATGGTACTTGTACCTGCACTGGTCTAGAATCAGTCTGACCTTTTATACCTGCGAAAGGTAATTTGATCATGTTTCTTTCAGTCCAGAAAAAAGTATTGTTTGTGTCCTTATCTGGTAAGAACCTAACAACTGCTTCTGAGCCTTCTGCTATATTCCAGTGTGGGTAGATGGCGTTGTCTCCGCCTGTGTTGGAAGTGGAGCGATTCACTTCTTGAGATTTTAACTTCGCTCTTATTTCAGCCAATGATGCCATAATGTAAGCCTCCTTTATTGTGCCTATGTTGTTGTTTGCCTAAATGTATATCAGACATATAGTACGTAATATACAACTATATTTATCTAAAGTCTACTACTATTATTGGTAATGTGGAGTTTTTTACTAGATGTTAGCCAGTTGCTTAATTCTATCTAATTCTGTATTGATCTTTTCTGCTTCTTCTTGGTCTTTTGCTATTTCTTGTTCTTTGTCATCTGCTTCATCATCTGGGTCTCTGATGACCATGTCTGGCTCGTTGTCTTCTGCTGAAAAGAATTCTTCAAGTTGTAAGCCTGCCATTTCGATTGCATCTTTGAGTGTGTATTCTTTGTCTCCAACGTTGAATTTATCTCCGGACTTCATGCCCGCCGCTTTGGCCTTCCTTACTGCGTTTGCAAATTCGTTACCCTCTGCCGCAACAGGTTCTTTCATTAATTCTTTTTTACGTTGTATGGCCATTTTCATCATTTCAGGATCTTTTGCTGTGTTGGGATCCATCTGTATGTCCTGTATAGCCTTCATTTTTGCATCTCTGTCTTCTTTATCTTTTGGTGCTGTTGCATATTCCCTTAACTTGTCATAGTTTTGTTTAAGGTATTCTTGTGACGCTTTCATATCGCCGCTCTTGAACGCTGATTTTTCATTCTTGTCTAACACATCATAAACCATTTTGCCATCATCGCCTTTGTACATTGAAACATATGGTTTGATTGTTGCTTCGCCTACGTTATTGACCCAATTCTCAAATGCCTCAGTTTCTTTTGCTTTGCCTTTGATGTCTTTCTTAGGACTGAAATCTGCTGGGTCCATCCTCACTTGATCAGTGTATCCTGGTTCAGACTGCATTTTCTTGTAGTCGTCTATGTATCTTTTTGCCAACTGCACTGCTATCTTCTTGTTCTTAATGTAGTCAGGTGTTGCTTTGAATGTTGCCGAATTCTCTTGTTCCATTTCATCTGCTACTCTTGAAGCAAAGTTTGCCACTCTGTCTTCCTCACCGGATTTAGTTAACAGTCTAGATGCTATGTCTGATAATATAGAACTTAACATTGTGTTTTTGTTTGTGAATTTTGTTACTTTCAACATCTTGTCTGCTGAATCATCTTTTCTTAATACTAATTTTTGATCTGGATCATTAAGGAAACTTTGTACAACTGCACCGTGATCAACTGGTGCCTGTATTGGTGCGTCGATTGGCTCATCACCTGGATCTAATTCATTCACTTGTTCTTCTTCTTTGGGTGCTTCTAGTTCACTCATTATTCTGTTGATGATTGGTAATGCATCTTCAACTCTGCTGTCAAGGTTAGTCATTGTGAACTTCTCTCTCATTTTGTTAACAGTTTCATCGTCTAGTATTTGTTCTTCTGATGTTTTGAAATCTTTACTTGCATTCTCGTAGTGTGCTTGGTTAGAAAGGTTCTTCATGTAACCTCTTAGGTTCTCTAGTTTTAATTTTGTCTGTTCGATGATGTCACCTGCATTGTCATTTAATTGATCTTTGTTGGTAACGTATCTTGAGAAAGAATTTAATTTTGCTATGTCTTCTGAAGTTGATACAATGTGCTGTCCGAACTCGTCATGTGGTCTTCCACCATTTGACACGTGTCTCATCATTGCTCTAGCACCTGCTAAATGAGTCAATGGATACTTGAATCTCTCACCGTCTTCGTTTTCGATGTATAGTGATTGTATCTGTCTTGATCTTGCACCTGGCACAGTCTCGTCAACTTTGCCTTTGTGTCTGATTATTAATTTTGTTTTGTTTAGGT